TCTTGCATGGGATGGTGTTAAGGCGTTGTTAGTGCCAGACGTTCACCGTGACAATTTTGGGTTAGCATTAGCCAACAGAAATTATGGTGCTAACTTTTACAAAAATGGTGCGCACTTAAACGGAGTTTTAAAGCATCCTGGAAGATTAACTAATGAGGCATACGATAGACTAAAAAGTAGCTTTAACAGAGCATTTGGTGGAAGTCAAAACGCTGGAGGAACTGCTATCTTAGAAGAAGGAATGGATTTCCAAAAGGTAGGTTTAAATCCTGCCGATGCAGCATTTAACGAAACAAAGAAAGCTACCATTTCCGACATTGCAAGGATAACAGGTGTTCCTGGTGTTCTTTTAGAGGATATGGATAAAGCTACATTTGGCAACATGGAACAGTTAAGCCAAATGTTTGTAAATTATACTATCATGCCATTATGCGAAACAATAGAGGCAGAATTTAATAAGAAGATATTTTTTGAGGCAGAAAAGGAAAAGTTTACAACTCGCTTTAATCTTGATGGTTTGCTTCGTGGTGATATATCAGCAAGATCTTCTTATTATACAACTATGAGAAATGTATTAGCAATGTCTCCAAACGAAATCCGGATTAAGGAGAATATGAATCCTTATGAAGGTGGAGATAGTTATGAATTGCCTTTAGCATCTAATATTAAGATAGAGCCATCAAACGAAACTATAAACGACGATAGTAACGATACTAACGATTAAAATATATGGAAAAAAGAAGCATAAATTTTGAACTAAGGGCTAAACCTGAAAGCCGTACTATTTTTGGTACTGCCACAGTGTTTAACTCTGCCTATGACATGGGATGGTACGATGAGGAAATGTCTCCAGAATCATTAAGTCAGGCAGATATGGATGATGTTGTAGCATTGTTTAACCATGATCAAAATATGGTACTTGCAAGAACATCATCTGGTACCTTAAAGCTAAATGTTACAGGTAATTCAATGGAATATGAATTTGAAGCACCAAACACTACATTAGGCAATGATTTACTTGAAATGGTTAAGCGTGGTGACGTGTACCAAAGTAGCTTTGCATTTACCGTAGAAGCTGAAGACTGGCAAGAAAGAAAGGGAATGAAACCTAAAAGAGTTATACGCTCAATTAAAAAAGTGTATGATGTTTCTCCGGTAACCTATCCAGCTAATCCTGATACAATGGTGGCAAAAAGAAGCTACAGGTCAGAAATTAATATACAGAACGAGCTACGCAGGAATGCCCTGCATTTATTAAATTTAAAAACAAAATAATGAACTCTAAATTATTGAGAGAAAAGCGGGCTTCCGATTACGCGATAATGGAAGACTTGCAAAAGAGAGCATCTGCAGAAGGTCGTTTAATGAATGCCGAAGAATTGGCACAATGGGATGCCGCTGATGCTAACTTTAAAAACTATACAGACCAGATTTCTCGTTTAGAAAGATGGAATGACATTAACACTGAGGAAAGAGGTATTAATCAAGTTGAACAAACCATTAATGCTTTACCAAGAGATGCAAGGGAGATAGTAAAATCACCAGAGTATCATACGGCATTTATGAAAGCTCTTGCAAAGCGTGACTTGACAAGTAATGAGCAATCAATGCTTAGAGAGATGCGTGGAACTGCTACGATCACTACTGCGGAGACTGGATTAGCCGGTGGTTATGTAATCCCTTACCAATTCTCTTATGAGTTGGAAAAGACAATGGCTTACTACGGCCCAATGCTTAATGTTTCTCGTATTATCACTACTCCACAGGCAGGTACTTTGTACTGGCCAAAGGTAAATGATACTTCAACGGCAGGAACATGGCATACTGAAGGCGGAGCGGTGACTGTACAGGACATGACCTTTACAAGAGAAACTTTCTCTGCTCACGTTTTAAACACACTTGTAAAAGTATCTGTAGAATGGGCAAATGACGAGTTTGGTTTATTAAACACAGAGTTACCTATTATGTTAGGTGAGCGTTTAGGTCGTGGCTTAAACACTGCATTTACAACTGGTGATGGTTCTGGCAAACCGACTGGATTTAGAGATGTAGCACCTTCCGGTGTTGAATCTGCCTCTACAGGTGCATTCACAGCTGCTAACTTAGTTGACCTTGTTCACTCTGTTGACATTGCTTACCGTAATTCACCATCTGCTGCATTCATGATGCATGACCAGATTTTAAGTGCGGTTAGAAAGTTAAACTTGGATACTAATAACACTACTTTGTTCCAGCCATCTCTTAGAGAGGGAACTCCGGATAGATTGTTAGGATACAATTTCTTCATTAATAATGATCTTCCATCTGCACAGGCTGCTGATGCAAAGATTATTTTCTTTGGAGATTGGTCTAAGTACATCATCCGCCAAGTAGCTAACAATGTCCTTGTGCCATTGCGTGAAAGGTTTATGGATGAGATGGAATTAGGATTCTTGATGTATACAAGATTTGATGGCAAGTTGATTCAGACTGCTGCAATCAAGCACTTGAAAAATCTTTAATCAATAGGGATAGTGAAGGGATAGGGAGGAATCTCTATCCCTTATTAAAAATATAGACATGGCTTGGAAAATAACTACGCAACCTGCTAACGAAATCTTTACGCTACAAGAGGTAAAGGATTATCTAAAAGTTGATGACTCAACTGAAGATGCTCTTATTACTACTTTATTGCAAAGTGCAAGGCAGGCAGCGGAGCGTTATTTGAATCAGGCATTAATAACTCAAACAATAACAGAGAAATTAGATAGGCTGCAATTAAGCACTATTTACTTATCTGTATCTCCGGTTATATCTGTAAGTTCTTTTCAATATGCAGATGGAGAAAATACTACACAAACATTTGCAGCTTCAAATTATGTTGTAGATACTTTTGAAAAACCTGCAAGGCTTTCATTAGCCTACGGTAAAACATGGCCCACATTGTACGGTAATATTAATGATGTTACCATTACTTATACAGCTGGATATGGCTCTGAATCATCTGCGGTGCCAGGGCAAATAAAACAAGCTATTTTATTAATGATTACTGATGCGTATGATAATCGACAAGATTATGTCAAAAAATTACCTACGGCATCTGAATATTTATTAGACCAATATCGCGTACAACTTTTCTAATGAAGTACAACAAGAACGAAGTTACGGGCAAAATGAGGGATAGAATAATCCTTCAAAATGTTAACCGGTCACGGAGTTTAACTGGTTTTGCTTCCGAGAGTTGGGCAGATGTTGCTACTATTTGGGCATTTGCAGAAAGCAAGTTACCAGGATCAAACGAGACAATTATAGAGGGTAAAAATACGGCAAAAAATATTTGTGATTTTACCATAAGATATATTTCTTTAATTACAGAAGAATCAAGAGTAGTATTTAAAAATAAGATTTATCAGGTTAAAAATATTAAAATTAGTCACGATAGAAGGTTTATTTCCTTCCAGGGCGTTTACTATGATAGCTATTCTACTGTTATTGGTTTACAACTCTGCTCCGCTTCTCTATTAGCACAAAGTAGCCTTTCGGCTGCCTTGATGCGTGTTATTAAATACCAAGCATCGTTAAACGCATTTGGCTCTGTTTCCGCTGACATTAACTTTGTTCAAAAGGTTGCATCAAGTTTAAACGCCAATGCCTTGTTAGGCGGTGATATTTCCTTTGTGCAAAAGGCGCAAGCCTCCTTGTTAACGTTGGCAAGTGTTACAGGGAATTTAACCATACCCAAAACCTTCAACGCCTCCTTGTTAGCCACGGGGACAACGACGGCAAATTTGACGGTGCAGGCAGCTGGTTTTGACGCAGACGCTCAGGCATTCTTTAACCGCGTGACAACGGCAGGTGGAACATTGACAACAACTGAACAAAATGCGGTTAATACTTTGGTAGTACAAATGAAAGCAGATGGTATTTGGACAAAGATGAAAGCCATTTATCCAATGGTGGGTGCAAGTGCGGCGGCGTGTGCGCAAAATTTAAAGAGTGCAAGTTTTACGGGAACATTTAGTAGTGGTTGGACATTTGCAAGTACGGGAATTAAGCCAAATGGAACGAGTGCATTTATGGATACAAATTTAAAACCAAGCGTTACAATGTCAAACTATTTTGCTCATTTAGGCTTCTACAACAGAACAGACAGTAATCTAATTGGAATTGATATTGGTTGTTTTACAAGCGGTTTGGGAGACAATTATTTTTTACAATGCTATTTCTCTACTTTAAACAGAGCAAGGGCTGCTGTTCAAAGATATGGTAATGTTGCTTCATTTACATTTATTAGTAAATTAGGATTTTTTGTTGGAAATACAATTGCAAATAATAATACAAAAATTTATCAAAATGGTATATTAAGAAATACAAATACAAGTAGTGATAATGCAGGCAGACCAGCAATAAATATTTTTATAGGTGCTATAAATAATGAAGTAAATAATGCGATTCAATATTCTAATCGCGAATGCGCCTTTGCATCCATCGGTGACGGCTTAACCGATACAGAAGCAGCTAATTTTTACACAGCAGTTCAAGCATTCCAAACAACTTTAAATCGCCAAGTAAATTAGTAATTATGATAGGATATATTTTAACAATTGCACAAAAACAAGAAATACAAGGCGTATTTTTTACAGATAGCATATTTTTTAATTGCGTTCAAGATATAAATGAAACGTGGTTTTTATTTTTATCTCCGCAAGACATTGAAATATTACCACAAGAATTTCAATACCTTTTAGCATTACCAACGGGCGAATATGTTCCACCGTTGTTACCAGATTTTAACCTTAACTAAAAAATAAATATCATGGCTTTTTCAAATTATTTAGAAGACCAAATAACAGGGTGGATTAATGGCTCTACCTTTGCCACAGCTCCAACATCTACTTTTGTACAACTGTATTCACAAGACCCAACGGATGCAGGCTCTGCCACAGGTGCATTGTACACGCGCATAGCCGTTGCAGCAGGTGGATGGACAAGAGGAACAGGTGGTAATGGGACATTGACCAACACTGGAGCTATTACCATTGCATCAAGTGCAGCATCGGGCGCAACGGCTACTCACGTGGCAGTGTTTGATACTATTACAGGTGGAAATATGTTATTTGCAGGTTTATTGTCTGCACCTAAAACCATTGCAACGGGAGATGAAGTTAAGTTTAACGCTACTGCATTGACTTTAACAGTGGCTTAAAAACATTTGTGCCCTGAAACATGGGCAGGATAAAAATAATACAATGGCATATTTATCGGCTAAACAAATAAATCACCTTAAAAACCTTCAAAAATCTAATTATGCAGGTAGAAGGAGTTTTCAGGGAATGAGCCTACGAGTTGTAGGTTTAGCCGATTCTGTTATCGAGTTTGCAGATTTAATGGAACAATGTACAGTGACTGAAAGAAGTCGAGTTATTGATTCAGCTACTCCCATTGCATTAGAGGTTTACAGGTCTTTAGTACCAATGAGTAGTAAGCCGCATAGAATTAGTACCAATCCTTTTAAAAATAAAAAAATGCAAGGATGGGAAGAAAACGATCGCGCTTCAATGTGGGTACAACCGGGCAATTTAAGAAAGTCTATCATTGACTTATCTAAAAACCTTGTATCATACAAAAGAGCCGTTGGTGCTATTGGGCCATTGTATAAAAGAAATACAATGAATAGAGGTATTAATAGCAGCGAAGGAACGAATGGCTTTTACGCTCACATGGTGTATGGAAGTACAAGGGCATGGTATAATAAGATAGTGGTAAAGGCAAGGAATTTAAGTAGGGAGAAAGTAATTAAAACCATGCGTGATGAATGTATTTTTATTATGCAGGAAAGACCTAAAAAATTCTGGCAAGTATCATGATAGGAAAATTAATATATAATAGATTATCTACCGATGGTGACATATTAGCGTATGTTGGTACAAAGATATATCCAGACATTGTGCCTCAAAATGTACAATATCCATTTGTAGTATATACTATTGTAAATAGCCTTCCTGTCGATTTTAAAGATGGGCAAAGTAATTTAGAGGAAATTACATTACAAGTAGATGTTTACACGCAAAACTACGACGATACGCAAATATTATCTAACCTTATTAGAAATAGATTAGACAGATTTGTTGGCATTGTTGAAGGCGTAGAAGTGCAAAGTATAAAATATATGTCAGCTACATCGCAAGTGTTTAACGCTGAATTATCCGTATATTGGATGAGTATTGATTTTATGGCAAAAATGAAACGATGAAACTAAGACTATTAAAAGAATGGAATGGAAAGGCACCTGGCAAAGTAGGTGTGTTTCTTTCAGAATATGGTGAGCAAATGATTAAGGATGGAATTGCAGAACTACTTGATGAATCTTTTGTCGTTGAAGAAATGCCTCAAAAGCAAGAAGTTCAG